CTTATCGGTATGCAGTCGGACAACCTATGGGTGGTCTGTCTTCGTGGCCTGGGTTAGCTTTAACCCACCATTGGATAGTTCAGTTTGCTGCTTATCAAGCTCATCTGGAAAAAACAGGTAGCTCAGGGAATGTTACATGGTCCGAAGACTATGAAATTCTAGGTGATGATCTGGTGATATTCGATCCGCTTATTGCGAAAAGATATCTTGAGATCATGACTGGAATCGGCTGTGAAATTAATTTAAATAAATCAATTAACAGTCCTAACAAACCTGTATTCGAGTTTGCCAAGAGAACATGTATTGGAAACAATATAGTATCTGGTATATCAATGAATCAAGTTCGAGCTGGTTGAAATGTCGGTGCCCGAGTTGCTAATGCTTTAAGCTTTAGTCAAACAGGGTTACTTACTTCAGCTAATTTGCTCGCTACTGTACTTTCTAGATATGCTACGGCAAAACTTACTCCAAAAGAGTTAGGTTTACCTTTACTCGCAGTTCTTGGGTCTCTTTTCCAACAAGGAAAATTGACGCATAGACTGTTAGCACACACAATAACCGATCCTTCTAACGAAGATTTCGATTATGAAGAGGAGACAGTTGGTCTACCTATTCGCGGTGCGCTAAATTTGAGTTTTAATATCTTAAATGGTATTAATCAAATCGATTATCCATATTCGAAAGAAGATGTCAGAGATGAAATCTTTAACGAATACAGAAGTGAGTTTTCGACAGTGCTATTACAAAAAGCTTTGTCAAAGGCTACACGATTGTATGAAGAACAAGATAGACTTCTAGCTCAAGGAGCTAGAGAGCTTTACCGCGGATTTCATTCCGACGGTTATAAGGGTCAAGAACACCTTAGTCATGCCTCTTTAGAGGACATGCCTAGTGATTTGAGGATCCTTACGGCTCGTATCGAGAACTTCTTCAATCATCTGATTGATCAAGATAATGCAAAATTGAATCCTGAAACTCTTCATGATGAAGTTTATGACACGCTTTATAAGCATGCTAAATATAATCATGTTAAGTTCGAAGATGCAATGGCGTTATATGATAAGGTCGAGAGTCTAGAGTTCAAGTATACTTTACAAGAACCAGAGAAACCAGGTAGAACAGTGTTGGAAACAACACCCATTATCTCAGTAATGAGAAACATGGTTAACTTTAATAAAGTTAATGCAATAATTGGTCCACTAGATTTTAAACCTGTTCAATATGAACAGACTTACGATTCAAGTAAATATCGAATAAAATAGATAGATACTTATAATCGGGTCTAACGCATTTTGCAGAGATTCCTATTTTCTAAAACCGCC